CGCCCTTGAAGCCGAGCACTTCGCCCTCCAGGATGTTGCCTTTCCAAAGCGGCGTGTCGGTCGAGGCAAAGCGCTGACGCTGGGCCAGCAGGCTGGCGACGGTCGGGGTGGTCAGGTAGGCACAGGTCGGCTTGAGTGCGTTGGCGACGGCGACGTCGGTTTGTGCATCAAGCAGCGCAGCAAGGCCGAGCGAGGTGCCGGTAAAGGCGCCAATGCCGGCGGTGCCGAGGATGCCAACCGGTGCGCCGGAGCCGCCGACGTTGATGGCAGCGGCATCGAGCGCCAGACCAAGCACTTGCGCCAGATCCTGCATGACGAAGGTGTCGGCATCCGGGGTCGATTGTTGCAAGAGCAGGCGGGAAAGCTCGGTGTAGGCGCCGAGGACTTTCGGGCGCAGTTGCAAGAGGCCGACAGTTTGTTGCGATTCGGTAATGGCGGTCGCTTCCGTCGACAACCAGTAGGCGGTGGCGGCGCCGGTTTGACGGGTGATGTCGGCATTGCCGACGAGGCCGGACAGGGTGCGGGCGCCGAGCGTCTTGATCAGCGTGGCATGGCGCAGCAGCTCGATAAAATCCTGCGGGCGCAGATTGGTGGCGACCATGTTGCCGCCGGCGCCAGCGGTACCGACCGTCATGTCGCGTTTCTGGATTTCCATCGGCAGGAAGAAGGAGTTCGGCGCCTGGCGCTGAATGCCGGCCTTGCTGGCCTTGTCGGCGAAGGCGTTGGAAGCTTCGCGTTCAAGGCCAGCATGCGTCCAGTCGTTGGCAAGCATGGCATTGACGGCGCGGACGACACTGAAGCTCTTGACTTCCTTGGCGGTCATGCCGATTTCCGGCGACCACTGCGTGCCGCGCTTGGCGATCAGGCCATGAATTTCGCTGGTAAAGTCTTCGACCGATTTGCCAGAGCGAATGGCGGCGTTGGCCATCTCTTTGGCGCCGTCGAAATCGGCGAACTGGTCGCCGATTTTGGCGATGTTTTCAATGCGCTGTTGGGCCTTTGAAGCGAAATCGCGCTCCAGGGCGGCAACGTCGACCGGGGTCGGGTTTTCCATTTTGGTTTCCTTAAAATTAATTGGTGCGGGAAGTGCTGCGGGGGGTGCTGTTGCGGCAGCGCCTACGCCCTGACGCCCGATGCCACAATTGACATCGGCTTCAATGGTGCAAAGCGAGTTTTCAAGCGGCTCCCAATCGATGACGCGATAGGTGGCCGGGGTGTCCGCAGCGCGCTCGAACGGTCCCGCTGCGCTATCCAGGGCGCGGCGGAAGGCGGCGAGATCACCGGGCGCATCGCGCTGACAGCGCTCAACGACCCGGCCAAATTGCCGACCGTCCAGGGTTCTTTCGACGGCTCTGCCGTCTTTGCCAGTGGTCTGTTCGATCACCGAGTGAATTTCGTAGCCGACCGAGGATTTTTTCAGGTGAAGGCCATTGACCATGGCGATGGTCTTGCCTTCGTCGGCAGCCCAGGCGATGACGACCGAGCCGCGCACGGCATGGCCGTCAGCAGCTACCGAGCCCGGCACATGATGGCCGCGCAGGTCGTCCCAGTTATGGTTGTAGAGCAACGGGCCGCCGTCGTTGAGGCGGCCAAGGCGGACCGATTCAGGGCGACAATCGAGAATTTCTATGCCCCACCAGCGCTCATAGGGCGTGTCGGTGGCAAAAGCCATGTCGACGGTGATGTCGCTGCCGGTTTCTTCCGCGCAGCCGGCGGCCGGCTGGGTGCGAGTAAAGCTGGTCTGGCGCGTGAGGCTCATAGATGGTTCTCCATGAGCGTCTTTTTACGGGGTTAGCGCGAAACGTTTAAGGCACGGCAGTTCGCGGCGGCGGAAAATGAAAAACCCGCCGGAGCGGGTTGCGCGGGCTAGATGGCTGGGAGTTTTACGGGGTGAAGGTTTCGACAGGCAGCGCCGCGGTTAGCACGTAGCGCGAGCCATCGGCGGCATCGGCGACACAGCGCAGGGTGTAGGTGGTGCCGGCCTGGCCACCAATGATCTTTTGCCGCACTTCGGCGCCGGTGACTGAGGGCACGCCGGAGAGCATGGCGCTGGCACTGGGGTCGTCTTTACCGTAACTGGCCTGAGCCGTAATAACGGGCGCCGACACACTGGCTGAGAGGGCGGTGAAGTCGAATTCGACGGTGATGATTTCGTCGGGGTCTTTGATGGGAAGGGTCATTGGATTACCTGGTAGGTGCGCGGGGTGGCGACGATCGATAAGGGGCGACCGTGGGCAGTGACGGTGTAGCGCGCGGCGGCATCGGGTAGGCCGGTGCTGCCATCCGACACGATAGCGGCGTAGAAGGCCTGACTGTTGGTCAGCCGCAGCGGGAATAGCGATACCTGACCCGGCGCGACCAGCTGCGTGAAATAAGTCTGCGCATTGGTAAACAGACTGGGTGCGATGACCTGCGGGCCAGAGCCGAGGCTGACAATCGGGGAATAAAACGTTGGGCTGTTGGCGAATAGCGCCGCCGATAGGGTTTTGCTGGCGCTCAGCGTCAGGCTGTAAAACGTCTGGGTGTGGTTGTAGAGACTTGGGGCCAGCGTTACGGCGCCGGGCGAAAGCAGTGGCGAATAGAAAACTGAGGCATTGTCGACGCGGTTGGCGGTGAGTTGCTGCGGACCGCCTGCGATGCTAACGGTCGGCGCGTAGAAGGTTTGGGTAGCGCTATAGAGACTGGGCGAAAGTGTTTGTGCGCCACCGCCTGCGGCATCCTCCGGCTTACCAACCGCCCACTTGGCAATCGCACCCGAGGCGATCATTTCGTCTTAGCCAGCGCGAATACGGCGTCCATTTCCTCCGGCGTCTTTCCGAGCGCCAAAGCACTACCGATTACCAATGGATGGTTGCGGTCAAACTCTTGGCGGTATTCCCAGTTTAGTTTTATTTCTCGGGAGGCTTGTGCGACGAATGCTTCAACCTCGTCGAGTAACCCAATTTTAACATCGAGCAGAGCGAGACGGAATTGAGCAGCAGACACAGGCTCAATATCATTGCGTGCTTTGATTTCAGTCGCAGTCAGAATCTCCAGTTCAGTGACAGGACGAGTAGAGCCGTCTGGAAAGCTGACGGAATACTGTCCATTTCCATCATCAGACACGCCGCAACATCCTGTGATTAGTTCTGTCAATGTATTTAGCATGATCACATCTCCAAGGAGAGCCGGGCATTTGCGCTGTTATAAGTCACTGAAGACTGACCAATTTCACCGATAGTTATATAGTGCTTTCCCACTGTTGCTAACTGGAAGGTTGCTGATGCATTAGTCTGTATATATGTTCCACTATAAAAAATTGAATTTCCCATATCTGGCGTAGCACTGGTTGTGTCAATAAGAGCGGCCATATATCCAGCAACGCCGGCAGACCTTGTCATAATCATCATTAGACTTGTGTCTACATTTTCAGGGCCAATAGAAGTAACAAAATTTCCTCTCGTAACTCCCGTCCCATTATTGAATTCTCGCATCGTTGCGGTCGTGTATGTATGAGAGCTGGTAGATGAAGCATTGACATAACGGCGCAATTTATTATACACATTCCCCACATACCGATTATTCGCGGAATCCTCAGTGGTCGTCGTACTAGAAGTATAAAAAGTGCCTAGCAGAAGTCTGGTCTTATCCCCAGACTTGCAATATCGCCCATCCTGCAAAGTGACTGCTGTAGCTCTAGTTGAATCATCTGTCCAGACCAAGACTTCAAGAGCCAGTGCACCAGAAGAGAGATACGCAAACACATCATAATTCTTAGATGCCGTAAGCGTACCTAATGCCAAAGTATATTCAGCAAACTCGACTGGAACCCAAGACGCGCCATCCCACAGCACGATGACGTTGTGAATCGTCGGTGTGTAGTAAATATCGGTCTTGGCAATCTGATTGCTGCTGGATACCGGCACGCCTGACTCAAGCGTAAGCCTGCCTCCCGGCGTAATAGCTCCCAATGCAATAGCATCACGACTAATGCGCTCTGCTGTCTCAGTAACATAAATCTTCTGTGATCCAGTCAGTGAAAGAGCAGAGCCAGTGCTAGATGCTTCTAGTGTGCCCCGCGCAAGAGTAGTTCCTGAGTGAGTGTATAAACAATCTCGCGCTACTTCCCACGCTGCGCCATCCTCAATGACCACATCAAAATATTTACCATCATCTCCGGCAGCAAAGCCTTGATAACCAGATTCAGTGGCCCCTAGCGTTTGCGTTCCAGTGCCTGTAGTAGCAGAAGCAACACCAACGCGATTCTTATACGATGGAGTAGGCATGATTACAGTTTGAAAATGCCAGAAGCGTCCCACGTAATTGCAATGTCACCTGAATTCGGGGTGACTGGCAGGCCGGTGACGCCGGTGTCGATGTAGGCGACCAGGCGCGATGTGCCCGCAACCCCTGTGTCAATGTAGATCACCAGCGCCTCTGCCGATGCGCCAGTAACAGCGGTGTAGGTTACGTTGTCACCATCAAACACTGCGGCAGCAACGACACCCACAGTGGTGTTGGCGATAGCCTGTGCCGTACCAACAACGCCGGAAAGCGAGGATAGAAATTCGTGGGTGTCGGAAAAGGTGTAGGTGGCGGTGTCGACCAGCGCGCACCTGACTGTGCCTGTGTCCAAGTCGATATTGGCACCACCCTTCATGCAGGCTTCTTTGTACTTCGAATAAATTGCGTTGGCCATGGTTTATTCCTTGGGTTGTTTTACCGGGATCGCTTCCGGGGTATTGATGGGTGGCGCCAGGCTTTGCCCGTATTTCGCCGCCAGTTTTTCTTCTTGCTGTAGCTCGTCGAAAACGTCTTCAATGTCGCGCCCCATTTCGGAGGCGATGCGCGAGCGGCTGGTGATCTTGAGGGCGAGGCCTTCTTTGGCGGTCTGGATGTCTTTGAGCGGATCGACCCACGACCAGCCCCGGAATTGCCAGGCGTGGGCGGCGAATTTGTCGATTTTTACCAGCGGCAAGGGGCTGCCATTGGCCAGCAAAATGGCGCCGTTGATCAGGGATTGACGCAACCATTCTTTGTAGATCGGTTCCAGCCAGGCGCTGGCGAACCATTTGTGCTTTTTTTTCCATTCGTCGCGGGTGCTGAGGACGGCTGTACGGATGCTGGAAAAATTTACGGCCTCGTAATCGTTGCACAGCTCGGGATAGGAGGCGCCAGGCAGGCCGGAGGCCATGCGCTGGTAGGCAGACTTGAGAAATGTCCCGAAGACTTCGTTGGGGTATTTGGAGTCGACGACGCGGATGTCGGTGCCATCGGGCAGGGTGTCCCAGGTGCCGGGTGCGCTGGTGACGATACGGGCGCCGGCTTCGTCGCTGGCTTCAGAGCCGAGCGCCGGTGCAGTGCCATCCGGGGTGACGAAAAAGCCGAGGTGGTCGGCGCCATGTTTGGCGGCCATCAGCGCGGAGAGCGCGAATTCGCCGGCATAGTGCATCGACAGCATGCTGGCGTGCATCCACGGGATGCCGCGGCGCTGTTCGGGGCGGGTGTTGATGTAGCGGTGGAGGACGGATTTTGCGTCGACGCGCTGCACGCTGCGGTTGCTGGAATTCAGCGGGCCGGTGTTGAAGTGGTAGGCGACCGGCTTGCCGACCGCATTGACTTCGACGCCAGAAACAATGGCGTTGTCGCCTTGTGTGGCGAGGCGGCTGTACCAGGTGGCGAGGCGGTCGACGTCGATGATTTGCAGGGCGTAACCGTATTTGTTGCCGGCGGCGCGGCCGAGTAGGGGCAGGATCAGGAATTCTCCATCGCGGGCGGTGCCACGGGCGATGGTCTGGCAGATTTCGGCGAAAGAGTAGCCGCCGGAGAC